ATATTGACCTTAACTACACGTCCCGATCTTTTTATAACCTATTTGGTGATACGCCACCCGTACCACCCGACACAGGAGGCACGATGGATAAATACATGCGAGTTACCGGAGCGGCTTCACCGTCGTTGAACATTCGTTCAAGCGGTGCGAACCTGGGTATAGAGAACGATTTGGGGCAGTTCAATCTTTTACCCAATGACGTTATTCATGTGGTGGAAAACAACACGGCGAACTATCAGCGGTTCGACAAAATCTATCGAGATAATGTATCAGTAGTTTTTCCATCATCTCCTACGGGTCAATATTGGGCAGTGGCTATATCAGGGAGCACAGTGTACCTGATGGATATTGTGTACACGCCACCAGTAGAGCCACCTGCAAACAGCGATATCCATTTGGAAGCCGATTTGCACAGTGATGGAACGATAACAGGCACATGGAACAACGTATAAGCGGTGTGTTTCACCGCCCAGGCGCAACTAGCAACACAACGCAATATGTGCGCGTTGTGTATGACAACGAGTCTCCTGACTGGCAATATACCAGCCGGACGAACCCAGCCATACCCGGCCATGTCGAGCTAGGCCAGGCCCCGGCAGTCTATCGCTACAGCCAGATACCCGAAGAGCAGCCCGGCAACTGGAAGGTGGACGAATACAGCCTGAAATTTTTCCTTTACTCGCTCAACAACTTCAACACGTTAGGCGCATACGACGGGCTGGGTCAGCAGCGATGTGAGAATTACTTATTTGAGAGCGACAACGCGCTCTACAACAAGTTTGGATTTCCGACGCGCCAGTTCTTAACCATGTCTGGCAACAAACTGGAAGTTATCGAATGGGTGACGGAAAACGGCGTGCGGTATTGCAAGTTCCGCACCCTGACACCCAACAGTAACGTGAACGAGATGACGTTCCGAAGCCATCCCCAGTTCGTGCATCTCTATACGATTGTGCAACTTCGAGATGGTGTCACCATCACCAACGCGAAGATACAGGGGAAAGGGTACGTGTATTTTTATCTTGTCTCGAATAATGGATTTGCTTTTATTCCAGAAAGGAACGTGAAACCGTTATGAATAAAGAGAGAATCTGGAATATTGACAAGCACGGGTACGTTCATCGTCTTCCAATGAAATACGACGACTTTGTGGCCCTAGACAAAAGACGAAGGCGGCGGATGTTTCAGAACAACGTCTTGGCGTTTTTGATAGGTATCGCCATACCCCTACTTGTCGGATTGGTGAAATAAAAAATGAAACATTCAGGACTCATTACAGGCGTAATTTTATTTGCTATTCTTTTGTTTGCAGCGATAGCCGCAACGGGAGATGCCGCGCAAAAAGACATTACGCGCTACACCACCACGCCGTTGAAAGGTGGTACTTCTACCCACATAGCTCCGCAGGATGTTGATACCGAAACTCCTACCACAACAGCAACAGATACTCCCACATCCACTCCTACCGATACCGATACACCTGTTCCCACCGCAACGGACACGGAAACACCCACTGCAACAACTACGGAGACGCCTACAGAAACACTGACCGCAACACCATCCCAAACTGTTACACCTTCCAATACACCGGCGCCTGTGACGCCGTTCGTGGGTGCGCCGTTGTGCTTGGCTCATGATAACAACACGTTTCATACACTTTGGAATTCTGCCTTAGGTTGTCACTACGATCACGAGCATGGAACGAATCCGTTTACGCCAGCAGTGGCGGCGGCGTTTCCAGGCTTCAATCTGTTTGAACTTTTGTGCAACGGGGAAATTAATCATTGCAACCCATCCAGCCCAATGGAGAACACCCACAAACACGGCGGCTGGAAATGGGACGTAATGCTCAATAACCCGCATGGTTGTTTATCTGGCTTCGAGAATTCGCAATGGTGCATCAAGTCTGCTGTCGTTGGGTATCACACCTTCGGGGATTACTCGATTGAGATGCAGGCCCGTCAGCATTCAGCGGTATTTCTATTGAAAGTCTGTAACCCGTCCAGTCCTAATGATTGCGGCATCATGTTCGTTGGTAATTTGGAAGATTACGGCCAACGTGTCAGCCCCTATCAGACGACAATCATTTACACCATAGCCCAAGGCTGTACCGTAGATAATGCCTGCCCAATTAACCCCGTACCTGCTTATGCAGTTGCGTCTGGTCCCTACTTTACGTTGGATTGTGTATATACCAACCTGCCTGGATGTCGTACCAGCCTGACGCAAATTATCAATTCAAATTTGAATACAGTCAGCAAGTGGTCATCCAAGTTAACAGGTACAGGGGCGCGACCACCTGGCAACCGATTGGTAGATTTATTGTTCGATGTTCGTGACACTTATCAGGTATTAGATAGCCGAGACTTGACTTATCCATTTACGTTCGCGTGGGTCTGTAGTTCCAATAACGGCACAACCTACAACCCTGTTGGCTGTAAACATAGCAACGCCGCGACCGCCGTACATGAAGTCAACGGTATTGTGCCGTCTATTGGCTGGGATAACGTAGCAGGCTGGGACGCCAACCCCACAGTAGGAAGAGTTACGGTCAATGGCTTCGTGGACGAACTGGGCAACCCTGCGACAGCCTGTACCGTAGCGGGCGTGGGGTGTTACCCCGTAAAGATGGTGGATATGTTTGTGGGGAAGTACGGAGACTATCTCACGTTGAATAAGATTTCAATTATCAATGCAGACAACACCCCATCGCGCAATATCTTTTTTTGCGGTGGCGTTGTGTGTAGCGAGACTAGCCCCGGTGCGATACCGTCAGGCTGGATAGGAGCAGGGAATTAGATGGCATTCGGCGACACGATCCACACCTATAAAGGCAATCAGGCGTCAGGGGAGTCGAGTGTAACCATCTCGACTCTGCCTGTGTCTGGAAACTTGCTTATATTTGGTGCAGGACGTTCTTCGTCTCATGGCGCTGGTGGTGCATGGTCAACGGGCGGCGCGCCGACTGGATGGACCTTTATTCAGGACAGCGGAATCAACGTTGGGAATATAGGCGGGGCGTTGTTATATAAAATATCGGATGGCACAGAAACATCAGTTGCCACCTCTGGGACAAATCCGCAGGGTACATCCCTTCCGGTTGTAGCTGAGATTGAAGGCCCATTTGAAGCCAGCCCGCTGGATGTAAGCGCGGAAGATACAACCCATTTATCTACGGTAGTCACGTCCCAGTCCACAGGCACAACCGGCACAACCGCGCAAAATGACGAATTGGCAATCGCGTTTTTTGTGGGTGACGCATTTCAAAACGTGGATGGGACACGAACCTATACCAACTCATTCACTGAAGTTGTTATTGGTGACGGGTCGGTGTCGCGGGCAACTTCGATACTGGCAAAAAAAGTGTTATCCGCTACCGGGACGGTCGAATGCACCTTTGGCTGCACCGATACCGGCGATGAAATGTATGGAGCAATTGCCACGTTCAAAAAGCAAGCGGCGGGTGGCAGTGTCATACCCAAGCATTTGGCGCTATTAGGAGTAGGATAATGGCAGATAATTTAACAACACAAAGCGCAACCCCTGCGACTGTTCCGGCTTCCTCTGTGATCGCAACGGACGACGTATCTGGTGTTCATTTTCAGAAGGTAAAAATCGACGTGGGGGGAGATGGCGCAAGCGTTGTACTCTCTAATTCAAATCCCCTGCCAATCAGTGACGCCGCTGGCTCTCTGACCGTTGATGGTACGGTAGCGATTAGCGGAACGGTTGCGGTTACAGATAACTCCAGTACGCTGTCTGTAGATGATGGAGCGGGTAGTCTTACAGTAGATGGAACCGTAGCGGCTACGCAATCGGGAACCTGGAACGTTGGAACAGTGACCACGATTACCAACGTAGTACATGTGGATGATAACTCATCCACATTATCCATTGATGACGGCGCGGGTTCTGTTACTGTAGATAATGGCGGAACTTTTGTTGTACAGGAAAACGGCGCGGCGCTCACCGCTTTGCAGTTGATCGATGATACTGTCTACACTGACGATACATCTACCCATTCCACCGGTGCATCGAAGGGCAATCTTATTATGGCAGCGGCTACGCCTACCGATGGGTCGGTGAATGCCAACGACATCGGCGCGGTTGCCATGACCACAGACCGAAAATTACACGTGAGTGTTCAGGATGCGTTACCGGCTGGGACAAACGCCATCGGGAAACTCTCTGCCAACTCAGGCGTGGATATTGGAGATGTAGACATAACTTCCCTTGTGCCTGGAACCGCTGCAACCAGTTTAGGCAAGGCAGAGGACGCGGTGCATTCATCGGGTGATACGGGCGTCATGATGCTGGGCGTCAGAAATGACGCTGGAACCGCTTTGGCAGCGGACGGGGATTACATACCCCTTTCGATTGATTCCAGTGGTGCGGTACGAGTGACAGGCGGGGGTGGTGGAACGCAATACACCGAAGCGGACACGGATGCCAGCATCACAGGCACGGCGATGTTATGGGAGGATACATCCGATACATTACGAGCGGTGTCTGCCGCGAAACCGCTGCCAGTGAACATAATTTCAGGCGCGGGTAGTGGTGGAACAGCGTTACAGGATGATACCGCTTTTACTGTAGGCACGACCAACTTCACGCCTGCTGGTGGTACGTATAAAAGCACCCGTGACTCTGTAGACGATAACGATGGCGGCGCGTTTGCCATGAACGTCAAGCGGGCATTATATACCTCTCCCGAATCACCCAACGGCGACTCAATTGTAGATGATACCAACGACGCTATGAAGGTGGTAAATGCCACGGCTTCAAATTTAAATGCAACGGTTGTAGGGACAGGGACATTCGCGGTTCAGGCAACCTTACAGGCTTCCACGAATACACAGGAAGTCGTAGGAGACGCGGCTCACGATGCGGCAGTCGCAGGTAATCCTTTACTGGTTGGTTTTGAAGCAAAGGATCAAGACGGTTCTGCGTTGCCTAATGCAGTTAACGCAGAAGGCGACGTAGTGCGCGGTGCGGCTTCTTTATCTGGCGTGGTGTATGTAATGCCGGTCAATGAAGATGGTTCAGCGGTTGCGACCGTAAACGTGAATAGTCACGCTGTCACAAACGCTGGCACGTTCGCAACACAGGTAGATGGTTCGGCACTCACGGCTTTACAAAAGATAGATGATCCTGTTTTAGTAGATGACGCGGCTTTTACCCCCGCTACTTCATCAGTCATGATGGCGGGTTTTCAGGCAGATGAAAGCTCTACTGATAGCGTAGATGAGGGTGACGCGGGCGCGGGGCGTATGACGTTAGATCGGAAGGTTATTGTCAATCCCCAGCCCCATACAGCGGGCGGGTTATCTATCTTCCGCTCGTTGGATTTAGATGAGACAGAGGAGGATGTCAAGACATCAGCAGGTCAAGTGTATGGCTGGGCAGTTACTAATACGGCCACTACAACGCGCTGGCTTAAGTTCTACAACGCAACAGCAGCCAACGTGACGGTTGGAAGCACAACCCCTGTTATTACGTGGGGCATCCCTGGTAATTCATCCGACGATGTTGCAGCAAATGCACTAGGCGGGATGGGGATTGCCTTTGACACGGCAATTTGCGTGGCGGCTACCACGGGTGTAGCCGATGCGGATACTGGCGCGCCAAGTGCGAATGATTTGATTGTCAATATATTCTATAAATAACCATGTTGCTACTCTTGCAAGGCTACGGTGTAGCCGCTCCTGTGGAAGAAGGCGTCGGAGTAATCCGAGCCTGGACTTTACATGATAGAAGCACAACATGGACATTGTTTTCAAGGCATTCTGGATGGTCTCTGCGTAATCGCAGTTCAGCCTGGACACTGGAGGACAGATGACAAATAGCATACGTGAAATTGCAGAAGGTGAGCAGGAACAAGGCGCTGATGAAGAAGTCACCTACACTCTCACCGTTCCTACCACGTGGGGCACGCCTGCCGCGCCGTTGACCGTCAAGGCATATTCTGTCAACGAGTCAACGGATGCGCTGACGGACGTTACCAGTACGGTGATGCCCACCGGCTCTGGCTCTATTGCGTCACAAGTCATCACCCTGCCGGAGATGAAATCTTTGACGGCGGCTGTGTTGTATCGGGTTGAAGTCAAGTTCGCAACAGGCACGGACGTCAAAGAAGCGTTTGCTTATGTGAGGTGTACGCTGTGAGTAAATCCGATGTCTGCTAACAGAGCTATAACAGATAAGCCAAAACGTAAAGCTCCCAAGTCGGCGTGGAAGCCTGGGCAATCAGGGAACCCCAATGGCAGGCCAAAAGATGGCGCTTCCTGGGCTTCAATTATAAAGACCGTGGGGGATATGTACCCCACTGACATTCTCTTGTTTGTGGGAACTGAAAACGATCTGGGAAGGATGTTGAAAGACCTGCCGCCTAATGTGCAAATGAAGTACCTGGTCACTGCCCGTATTTTTAGTGCTCTTATGTTTGAGCCAACATCAGGACTCTGGAAGGAACTTATGGAACGCGTGGAAGGCAAGGTACAGGATAGATTAGATCTGTCGAACACAGACGGTACATTTTCAAACGAGAGCGCAATTTATGACAGAATCATGGCGAAAATTCAGAAGCGATTGGAGGGCAATGACGCCCTTAAAACAACAGTCACTTCTGCAAAGTCTAAGTAAGGAGGAGATTGATGCAATCAATTGGTGGCTTGTGGAGGAAGCCAGAGAGAAGCAGCTTTTACCAGAAGGGAACTGGTTTACATGGTTGCTTCGTTCTGGGCGCGGATTTGGAAAGACCCGTACTGGCGCTGAAACTGTTTTGCAATGGGTTCGTGACGGTTACAGGCGAATTGCATTAATTGGACAAACAAAGGCAGACGTGAGAGATACGATGTTGGAAGTTGGTGATAGTAGTTTAATGCGGATTGCCCCAAAGCACTTGACGCCAGTTTATGAGCCGTCGAAGCGTCGTGTTTCATTCCCGAACGGAGCGATGTGCATCATTTACAGCGGCGACGAGCCTGACCAATTACGCGGGCCTCAACACGAAAAAGCCTGGGTTGATGAGCTGGCGAAATTCAAGTACCCACAAGAGACTTGGGATAATCTCGAATTTGGATTGCGTATTGGCGCACAGCCGCAGGTGGTAGTAACCACAACCCCACGACCGATTAAGATTATCAAAGACATACTGGCTGATCCTTCAACTATTGATGTTGTTGGCTCAAGTTACGAGAATGAACACAATCTCTCGCCAGTGTATAAAGAGCGTGTAATCCGCAAATATGAAGGCACTTACTTAGGCAAGCAGGAAATACACGGTCAAATTATGGATGAAGTCCCAGGTGCCTTATGGACACACGCAATCATTGACGCGGGGCGTGTTACATCTCATCCAGAGTTGTTTCGTGTTGGAATTGGCGTTGACCCACACGCCACTATTGGGGAGACGGGTATTATTGCTGTTGGTGTTGCTTGGCTGGGCACAGTTTTACACGGGTATCTTCTGGACGATGCGACTATGGGGGGCAAGCCAGAAGAGTGGGCTAGAGAAGTTGTTGCAACTTACAATAAATTCGAAGCCGATATTATCATCGGAGAAATCAACAACGGCGGCGATATGATCGAGAACACAATCAGAAACGTCCCTGGTGGGCGTTCGGTTAATTATGAGACTGTCCGCGCTACGCGTGGAAAATTCACACGCGCTGAACCTATCAGCGCTTTATATGGAAACCCAAAACACGAGCCACCTGTTTTGCCCCGTGTTCATCATGTTGGGTATTTCCCAGTGTTGGAAGATCAAATGTGTACTTATGTACCCGGAGAAGATAGTCCTAACAACATGGATGCGGCAGTCTGGATACTCACAAAACTAATGTTGGATGTGGCGGAAAAACTGCCACCCCAGCAACCCAAACAGCAGGCGAAGTTTCAGAAGGATAGCGGCGGCTGGTCCCGCAAATACTAGAGGACATTATGGCACAACGAGAACAAGGCACGCCAGGGTTAACCGCATTCGGCGGGCAGATCCACGAAGAATTCCTACGTGAACTACGCGGCAAGGAAGGCTATAAACGTTTCGATGAAATGCGGAGGAATTCTCCTGTTGTCGGCGCCATGCTGTACTATCACGAGATGGCAATCAGGAAAGTCTCATGGAACTTTGCCAACAAAGCCAATCGTAAAGCGCAAGATGAGCGCGTGGATTTCCTGAACTATTCCCGTGAGCAGATGACGCAATCATGGAATGATTTTATCTCTGAATCATTATCGTTTTTGCCGTTCGGTTATTCCTTATTCTATCCGCTGTACAAGCGTGATAAAAACAACAAACTGGTATGGGATGCCTTCTCGCCCCGTAAGCAGAACACCATCTTTCAGTGGATATTGAACTACCCCAATACAGAAGCCTATGATCAGAACCACCACAACGGCGACATACTCGGTTTCATTCAGCAAGCGCCGCCATCCTACACGATGGACAAGATTGAAATGAATAAAGTGCTACATTTCCGTACCCGTGTGGAAATGAACAATCCTGAAGGCATCTCCCTGTTGCGTAATGCGTGGGTACCGTACTACTTCACCAAGAACTTGCAGGGCATCGAAGCGATTGGATATGAGCGTGACTTGAACGGCCTGCCGGTTGTCAAAATGCCACAAGGCGCAACAACGGACCCGGATGACCCCAACAGTGACTTAAGCAAGGCATCAGTAATCGTACGTAACGTGCGCGTGGATGAACAGGGCGGCGTTGTGTTACCCGTGGGCTGGGATTTTCTATTATTGTCCGGCGCTGGCAAGGGTTTTGCAGACATAGGCCGCACCATCGAACGCTACGAAAGCCGTACCCTGATGGCAATGTTATCGCAATGGATCATGCTGGCACAAAACGGCATTGGATCAGCGGCGTTGTCTACCGATCACACTAGTATAGCCGAGATGGTTGTTGATACCACAACTAATATAATAGCCGAAACAGTCACCAAGCAGGAGATACCCCGCCTCTTGAAACTGAACGGCTGGACGGCGGAGGACATCGTACTTGAACACACTCCGGCAGGCGATACCGACATCAGCATGTTTGCCGACTTCCTGCAAAAGGTAACGGACAAGCTGACATGGGACGCATCGGATGAGTTGTGGCTCAGGCAACTGGCAGGGCTACCGGAAAAGACTGAGGAAGAAATTGAATCAGCAATGGAAGAGAAACAGGCCGCAAAGGACGCCATGCGTGAAGCGTTCCTACAGCGTACCGATGGAAACAAGCCGGAAGATAAGCCTGGCGCAATACCGCCGAAAGAAGAGAACGCTATCACCCTGTTCGGCGCTGATAAACCACCGGACGAACGCGCAAGGCGTAGATCAGAGAAGGCATACAACGATGCTGTAACTGCACTGTTCGCCAAACAGAAACGCCGCATCATGAAAGCGGCGCGTGAGATGAAAGGGCAATAGATGGAAAATAAAATCGGTTTCGTCACAAGATTGAAGGTAAAAAACCCATTACCCGGACCGATAATGATTGATGTGGATGCGCTTTCAGAAGATGGTTACAAGTATCTTGTTCAAGAGAATGAGGTTGAGTTTGTGATTTCTGTAACTGCTACAAACATTCAAGAATGTTTAGAGTTGTTCAAACAGTGGATGCATGACGGTATCCATTGTGCTAAATAGGTATTTTGATGCCCACCCCTTTTGACGCCCAATTCTGGCAACAGGAAGCCGACGAACTCTACGAAGAGTTACTGCCACTGTTCCTAACGGCTCTGGCTGCTGGGATGGATGGCGGCATTGAAGCGTTGCCAGCCAACATCCAACCACTCGTGAATCCTGTGCGTTTCAACGAAGCCGCCACGAAGTACGCGCAGGAATATCGCTATACCTATATCCGAGACATTACGGAAACGACACGCACACAGGTACAAAATATCGTGGGTGAATGGGTGCGTAGCGGGCAGTCGTTGGACATATTGGAAGCACAATTGACAGGGATATTCGGCGAAGCACGAGCCGCAAATATCGCAGCCACAGAAGTCACGCGGGCGTTTGCACAAGGCAACATGGCAACATGGGAGAGTACTGGCTTCGTGCGTTCAATGGCGTGGATGACTTCACAGGATGAACGGGTATGTCCCATTTGTTCAGAGCATGATGGCGAACACGTAGGCATCGGCGACATAGACGCCGCGCCGCCGAACGCGTCCCATCCTGGTTGCCGTTGCTGGTTACAGCCGGAAGTGGATTTGGATTTAGTCAACGAACAGTTAGACGAGATATTAGGACTGTAGAAAGGGTTTGAAATGGAAGTGATTATTAAGGTGTCTACAAAAGAACTATATGAGAAAGGGCTGTTGGAAAAAGCCATCAAACTTATCGACTACCCTTATCCGTCTAATGGAATTAGCGATGCAGAGTTTTTGCACCTCACTGATGTTCAAGCTGCTTTACTAGATTTAATCAAGATAGAGGCTACAGACCATTTATGAGCCAAGTCGCTGAAGTAAAAGGATTGCACGAACTCATTGGGCGCATGGAAGCGTACCCTGAACAACTGACCAAGACAATGGCAGTCGGCATGTCTGCGTCACTCAATATCTATTGGGAGAACGTATTGCCGTACGCCGTAGAACCAGCCAATAGCACTTACGACCGTACCGGCACACTAGGCAAGTCTCTCGGCTCCGACCAAAGCGGCGGCGCTACAGGACAGCCGTCCATCTATCGCATCAAGCAACTAGATGGCGGGAACTTTGAAGGGACATTTGGGACTAGTCTCGATTATGCGCCTGTGGTAATCGGAGATACTGAGCAGGCAGAAGTACATCGTGGTCGCTGGTGGCAGATGTTGAATGTAGCCGAGAAAGCAGCGGCAAAAGTAAATGAGTTATGGAACAATGTCGGCGAGAAGCTGGCGGCGTTCCTATCTATGAAAGGAGCATAACATGAAAGTACTAGAGATCATATTCTTCTTAGGGCTGGCGTCCATTTACATTGGTATCCCCGCCGATATGCCATACAGGGAACCACTGGTCGGCTTGTGCGCGCTGGTGATTGCGATCATCAAGATCGTGGAACTGGTGCGCGGTAACTAGGTGCGCAAATGATAAGAGATACCCAGCAACTTTTGACGCTGGATAAGATGATTGAATACCTAAAACAAGAGCGCCGTCTGTACCTGACGAAACTGGACGCGCTCGAAGTGTTGCTGGGTATCTCTCCACGCACGTCTGAATTGCGGAAACTGGCAAAGGAACAGCCGCAGGAGTATAACGAGACTCACACAAATAAACATCAAGATTGATTTTGTGGTAAACTAACGTCAATCAAATAACTGCGCACGGCCTTGCGCCCCCGCATCATACCTATAGACCACGCTTATCAAGCCCGTCCAATTGGACGGGCTTTTTGCGTTTCTATGCATACAATACTCTTCGATGAATTTGTCAATGTAAAAGCGGGTGAACCATACCGTTTGTTTCCGTTTGGGAAGATCATAAAAGGGGGAAAGGTACGAGACATTACGCCTGCATTCGCGGCGACTATCAGACTCCCCCACTTTAAACCCCCCATCAAATTAGGTAGTCATCAAGACGAAACGCCCGCCGGCGGGCACATTATCGGCTTAGAGGTTCGCGCTGACGGCTTGTACGCTGTACCTGAGTTCAACGACAAAGGCACGGCGGCCTTGCTGGACGGCGCTTATCGTTACCACTCACCGGAAATAATCTGGGAAGGTGGATTGGAAGACCCCGGCGATGGTGCCATGATAAACGCACCATTGATTATGGGAGATGCGCTCTTACACACTCCGCATCTTGGCGAAGCGGCAGCGCTGTACAGCGTGGAAGAAATCACACAGGAGAGTACCAACATGACTGAAAACGTATCTATCCCGCAATCATTGCTGGATAAGTTTCTCGCTGTCTTCGACAAGAAACAGGAAGTCAAGGAAGTAACTGTCGAGAAGGTTGTGGAGCCGGAAGATTACACGGCAACCAAAACCGAACTTGCACAATACAAGGCCGAAAAGGAAAAGCTGGTGGCAGAAAGCGCTCGCAAATCACGCGTTGACAAGTTCGACGCGGAACTGAAAGAGACGAAGGCTGACCCCACCCTGGCTGAACTATTGGCTGACGTTCCTGCCGAAACCGCCGAAGCGGTGATGAAACAATTCAAGGCGCTTAGTGCGCAGATCAATGAAAGCGTAGTGATCGGCGAGCAGGGTTCACCTGCTGACGGCGATGGAATCACCGACCCGAAAGCCGAGTTCAACGCCGTCGTTTTGAACATCAGCAAGACAAAAAATATCAACTATAACGCCGCAATGGAAGAGGCCAAGGTTAGCCACAAAGACCTGTTCCTTGCCTGGGCGAAGAAGTAGGAGGACTACACAATGGCTAATTTTGGAGATTATCGAACATGGTTCAACGTTAAAGCCAATTCAACCGGCCTGGCATCCAAGCAATTCACGTGGGTGAAAATGGCATCCACTGCCGGACAGGTTGTATCGGCAAGCACTTTGAACAGTACAACCGCCCTGACTCTCGGCCCCGTGGGTATTCTGATGAACGCCCCGGCAGGCGGTGAAGAGGCGGAAGTGGCCTATGCCGGGATTGCGAAGCTTAAAGTTTCCACATCCACGCTCATTATCGGCGACCACATCGGCATCAATTCAACTTCACTGGGTAACGAAGCAGCCCGCACCGACAACACCGCATTCGTTGCGGTTGCCATGCAAGTTTCTTCCGCCGCCAACGACATCATTCAGGTTCTTTTGAATGGTGGCCCCAACATTCAACGGACGTAGGAGGACTATACAATGGCACAACCTACTCATTCAGAAGTACAAGCGGTTGATCCCGTCCTCACGGGTATGTTGGTGGGGTATCAGCAGGCAGACGCCCGTTTTGTGGCGAACCGCGTTTTCCCAGTGGTCCCTGTGGAATTACAGGGATTCACCTACTACATTGTCACCAAGAAATACTGGTTTCTTGATGAGATGAAATCCCGCACCCCCGGCGCCGCGTTTGCGCGTGGCGGATACGGCGTCAGCACAACCACGGGTTACGCAAATACCTGGGGGTTGGAGCACCCAATCGCTGACGAAGCCCGCAAGAACAATCAAGTTCCCATGTCACTGGAGCAGTCTGGCACCAAGTGGCTCGCTCAACAATCCTTAATTCGACGTGAACGTGCGTTCAGCGCTGACTTCATGGTTACAGGTGTATGGGGGACTGATGACAACAACAGCACAACCGACTGGGACGATTTCACCAGCGGCGACCCATTCAACGATGTTTTGGTTGCCAAGCGCACCGTATCCAATAACACCGGGCAAGATCCTAACACAATGGTGTTGGGTTACATCGTTCACGCCGCTTTACAGAACCATCCTGACATCGTAGACCGCGTGAAGCATGTTCAGATCGCGTCCTTGGGGAACGTAGAAAGCGCCCTAGCTTCCTTGTTCGATACCCCCAATTATGTTGTGGGGAAAGCCACTTACAACAGCGCGAACGAAGGACAAACCTTCTCAGGCTCCGCCATCATTGATGATGACTGTCTGCTTTGCTACACCACACTCACCCCTGGACTTATGGAAGCGAGTGCAGGATACACCTTCGCGTGGGCAGGCGGCGGCGGAACAGGCGAGATGATTAACTACCGTGAACAGAACATCAAGAGTGATGTTTTGCAAAACTCCGAAGCCTGGGATCAAAAAGCCGTAGCGACCGACGTGGGCTATTTCTTCGCTGATGTGGTTTAGGAGGTTGTCATGCCCCATCCTCAATCCTCCCCCCGTGGCGCGTTCGCAAAGGCACGTATTGACATCGGCTCACAAAACCTGACCTTCAACAGCACCAGTGTTATTTTCTCCGGGCGCGTGGCATTCTCTGGCGTGTCAAGCAAAACGATATACGCCAATAGCACCGGCATTCGGATCGGCTCTCTGTACGTGTCTTGCAACAGCACAGGCAATACCACAACCTGATAAGGAAGCGGGGAGGTGACTACGCTCTACCTCCCCGCAATATTTCCAGAAAGGAAAGAGCGTGAAAGACAAACAATATACCGGCTCCGTTTATATCGCCGTAGCGGGTAGTGAGAACGAGAATGGCCCCGCACGGGATAGCATTGAAGCCATCGTAAAGCAGAGACGGGACACCGGGCCGCATTTCAACCGTGGCACAAAAGGCTTCGAAGCAAGACAGACGCACCTTAACAACTGGTACGACAAAACAAA